AGGGGGAATGAGGAACCCTTGCCCGCCGCCCGCTTTAGGGGCCGCTATGCTATCACCCCAGCCTGCGCCATAGCAGGGGCCTTCTCCCTCCCTTTTCCTCTAGGAGCTTGGCAGGCGACCGCTGGGTGCCTGCTAGGTGCCTGCGCGCCCCCTGTTCCTCTTCTAGCTGGCCTCTTCCCTTGCTAGCATCTCCACTCTCTTCTTAAGAAAAAAAAATATGTAACAGGAGTAGTGGGAAGGCAAAAGGAGGCATGCCCTTTGCACGTGGGTGGAAAAACTTGCTAGCAGGGGGAAGGCCCCGAATAGGGGAGGAACAAGGGGCGCCCGGGCACCTGCCAGTCGCCCGGCAAGCACCCGCCGATCGCTAGCATGAGCTATGCCAAGGGGTGGGGGGCAGGGAGCGCCTGCCAGGAATTCCTGCTAGCATTCCTCATGCCAACATGCTAGCTTTGCCTTCTAGGGGTTTGTCCCTAGTCGAAAGGGGCTTGCGGCCGGGGCTAGCGGGGACTATGCTATAGGCATCAATCAACCTGGAGAAAGAGCTATGGAAAGCCCGGTCCTCTATTTTAGCGGAAGCGCCTTCCGCATCGACCCCCGTGATGGGCGCCTGTGGGAATGCCCCGAGGCGCAGTCCGGACCGCCCGCTTGGGACGAAGAGGGGGAACCATGCTATGCAACCCTGCGCTTCCCTGCGTCGGTTCTCTATCTCCTGCAAGAAGCGTTGCATTTGGCCGAAGGTGCATGCGCAAGGCTCGAGTTGGCGAAGGACTAGGGGGGGGGGCCACTCCCCTTTCCGCCAGGCGCCAGACCCCCCGGGGGGTCGTCCCGGTGGCCGGGGGTAGGCGGAGGGGGGTTTAGGGCTAGGTCACAGCCCACGTGTGTAGGGCCACAGGCAGCTTGCCTACGTGCATGGGGCTCCTGTTGACACCCCCTGTCCTTTGTGATATTCTCGGCCGATTAGGAGAATGCCACATGAACCAACAGCTGCCGCCCGTCATTCGGAAGCCATGGCACGAGGCCGTCATCGACATGATGATTGCCGATCCGACGCTGACGCAGAAGGACATTGCCGCTCGGTTGAACAAGACGGAGGGGTGGCTGAGCATCGTGCGGAACTCGGACGGGTTCAAGAAGTTGTACGCAGAGCGGAAGGCGGAGATCGTCGACCCGCTGCTTATCGCGTCGACGGAGGATCGGTTGACGGCGGTCGTCGATAGGGCAAGTGAGGAGTTCCTTCGTCGGGTGGACTTGGGGCAGGTCGCGAACAAGGACTTGGTGGCAGCGATGAGGGCAGGAACGGCCGCCCTTGGGATGGGGGGTTCTTCGTCGCCGACGATGCAGCAAAACCTGTACGTCATCCCAGCCCCCAGCCATCCCCACACCATCGACGCGTGGAAGGCGAAAGTAGCGGAGGTGATTGATGTGCCCGTACGTTGAGCGCCGGAAAAGGAACGCTAAGTATCGGCCCCCGCCCCCGTGAACATCAACCACCTCCCGACAGCCCTAGCCCTTGCGGCGCAGGTAGTTCTGTGGGGCCCTCAGCCCGGGCCGCAGACTCTTCTCGTCGAATGTCCCTGCATGGAGGTGTTCTATGGAGGAGCACGAGGTGGTGGTAAGACTGAAGGCTCGATTGGAGACTGGCTGATCCACCAGGCTCTGTACGGGGAGGACGCCAACGGCATATTCGTCCGGCGCAAGCTGAATCAGCTAACGCAAGTCATTAAGCGGACGCAAAAGCTATTCTCCAAGATCGGGGCGAAGTATAATGTCCAGCAGAAAGAGTGGACAATGGCGAATGGGGCGACCCTTCGATTCGTCTATCTTGAGCGGGATGCCGACGCCGAGAACTACCAGGGGCACGAATACACTCGAGTGTACGTCGAAGAGGCGACAAACTTCCCCGATCCCGGCCCGATCAACAAACTAAAGGGAACGCTTCGAAGCAGCGCAGGAGTGCCCTGCGGTATGCGACTGACCGGCAACCCGGGTGGGCCGGGGCACCAGTGGGTTAAGGCGCGGTATATCGACAACGGTCCGTACAAGGTGATCACCGAGACTGAAGACATCGACATGCCGGATGGTTCTGTTCGCACGGTGTCGATAGACCGGACCTTCATCCCCGCCAAGTTGAGCGACAACCCCAAGTTGCTTGAGAATGACCCTGGCTACGTCATGCGGCTGCGGCAAACGGGCTCGGTCGCCCTTGTCAAAGCCTGGCTAGAGGGGTTGTGGGACTCAATCGAGGGCGCCTACTTTGCGACGTTCAAGCACGAACGCCATGTGGTGTATGGAAATCTCGACATTCCCAACCATTGGACTCGATTTCGTGCGATGGACTGGGGCTCGGCCAAGCCGTTTTCAGTTGGGTGGTACGCTGTTAGCGACGGCAGCCAGTTTCGACGGGGTGCGTTGATCAAGTATAAGGAGTGGTACGGCTGCCAGGAGAAGTTTGAGATGGGGAAGAGGGTTATCGTCCCCAACCAAGGCTTGAAAATGACGGCCGCGAGCGTTGGACAAGGGGTGTTGGCCCGAGAGGACGCGAGAACCAAGTATGGAGTTGCCGACCCGTCCATTTTCGCCAACAACGGCGGCCCGAGTATCGCGGAAATGATGCTTGTGGAGGGGTGCTACTGGCTGCGTGCCGATAACGCGCGGCGGGCGGGCTGGGAACAGCTCCAGTGGCGCCTCGACCCAGGCGGTGACGACAATGTGGACGAAGAACCCCTTATCATCTTCCACGAAAGCTGCGAACACACTATCCGAACCCTGCCGTTGCTCCAGCACGACGAAAAGAATCCCGAAGACCTCGACACCGAGGCCGAGGATCACGCAGCAGATGAGACTCGTTACGCTGTAATGAGCCGGTATGGGACGGTAACCGACTTCCAGAAGCCGCATGTCATGAAAATGCCCCAACTTCCCCAAGAAACCACGATCAACCAGCTTCTTGAGCGTCAAATGCGCAAGAATCGGGCAACTCGCTACTAGGAGATCGCAAAATGGCCGACGAAGGTACCAGCGACGTCACTTCTGCCCCTGAAGCGGGTGACTCCAAAACGAAGGAGTACAGTGAGTGGCTCAGCCGCGTCCAAGCCCGGAAAAGTAAGTTTGAGAAAGGCTGGTGGAAGCGTGCAGAGAAGGCGCAGGATATGTATGACAAGCCGCAGAGCGATGCCGAGAAGGACCAGGTGCCGTTCAACATCTTGTACGCCAACACCGAAATTCTGCTACCGAGTCTGTACTCGTCCACGCCTCGTCCGGATGTAACCGCCCGCGATGGCACCCCACCAGAGCCGGCACAAGCTGCCGAGCGGCTATTGACCGTCTTTGTGGACGACAACACCCCGGGGGGTGAAAACTTCGACTGCGCAGTCGAGGGAAGCGTGCTCTCGGCGCTGGTACCGGGATGTGGCGGGGTGCGGATTCGCCACTTTCCGGGCGACAGCATGCCAGTCCGCTGGGAAGAGTACAAGTACAACCAACTTGTCTGGGGGTACGCCAAGAAGTGGAGCCGGGTGCCTTGGGTATCCTTCCTCCACCCGATGACGAAAGCGGAAATCGTTCGCGAGTTCGCCATCACAGACGAACAGAGGTTGAAGGTCGACAAGGACGACGAAGACTCGAACGATCCGACAGTCTGGGTGTACGAGGTTTGGATCAAGGCGACAAAGGAGGTCCTTTTCCTGTGTGAAGAGTGGGAAGACGTGTGTCTTCGGGCGGTCAACAACGATCCGTTGAAGCTCGCTGGCTTCTATCCGACGCCAGGGCTGCTGACCCTCGTACGAAAACCCAGCGACGTCGACCCCGTTCCTTTGTTCGACTACTACGCCAACCAAGCCGAGGAGTTGAACAGGGTGACTGTTCGTCTCAACAAGGTGTTGTCGGCCATTCGGGTGAAGGGGGTATACCACCCCTTGCTGGGCGACACCATCAAGAACATGTTGAACTCGGAGAACGGCGAGAACGACATGGTGGCGACGGACAAGCCCCTCGACATGTCCAACGGGGGCGGCTTCGACAAGTTTATCTGGATGCTGCCAATCGAGAAGTTGATCACGGTGGCCCAACAGCTGTATCAAGCTCGTCAAGCGATCCAACAAGTTATCTACCAGATCACGGGCTTAGCGGATATTGTGCGCGGCGCGAGCGTTGCTAGCGAGACAGCCACAGCGCAGGAACTCAAGAGCAAGTGGGGCACAGTTCGCCTTCGTCGGATGCAGCGGACGGTGCAAATCTATGTCCGTGCACTCCTTCGCTTGGCCGTAGACGCGGCGACAACGGTCATGCGCCCCGAGGACTGGGCAGCGGTCACAGGCCTCCAGTTCCCATTCAATGTGCAAAAGCAGCAGGCGGTGCTAGCTTTTCAACAACAAGCAATGCTAGCGCAGCAAAGCGGCCAACAACCCCCTCCACCCCCACCGATCGTCACACAGATGACGTGGGAGGACATTGTCGCGCGCCTGGCGGACGATCGTATGCGGGCCTACACCATTGACATTGAGACGATGAGCACCGTCGACAACGATGCCTCGGCCGACAAGCAAGAGGTGGTCGACTTCATGACGGCCTTTGCGAGCCTCACGCAAGGGTTGGCACCACTGACTGCGATGGGCCCGGCGGGTATCAAGGCGGCCAAGACGATCGTACTCGCGGTTGCTCGGCGCTTCAAGCTGGGGCGAGAGGTGGAAGCCGCCCTTAAAGGCCTACCTGAGTCGGTGCCGACACCACCCCCCGACGCGAGTCAGCAAAAGGGGCAAGTTGAGGCGCAGGTCGCACAAGCGGACGCACAGGCAAAGAGCGAGGCAAACAAGCTCAAAGCGCAGGTGGACCAGCAGAAGGCCAACTTCGACATGGCCGACCTTGCTCGAAAAGACGCCGTTGTGCAACGGCGTCATGAGGTGGAAATGCAGCGCCTAGAGGCAGAGTCGGCCAAAATCGCGATGATGGCACGCATGCCTATGTCGCCGCGCCGACCTGCTTGACAAGCCGCGTCTTTCCCTTTATCCTGTCGCTTGTGCCTATCTACACCATTCGCTGCCAAGCTTGCCTGCAAGACGGTTGGGTCTTCCGTAAGATCGATGACCGGGATCGCGACTTGCCTGGCTGCGATAGGTGTGGATCGGCCACCTCGCGTATCATCGACGCCCCTTTTGTGCGGGCAGAAATTCCTGCGTACATCTCTCCGGCTACGGGGAAGGTAATCGAGTCGCGAGCCGCTCGCCGGGGTGATTTGGCGCGGTCTGGTTGCATCGAGTGGGAACCGGGCCTCGACAAAGACGTCGAAAAGAACCGAATTCGTGCCAAAGAGAAGTCACTAGAGGAGGTGGACAAGCTCGTCGACAAGACTGTCCAAGACCTCTCGTGGAAGCTTAGCAACGTGGAGACTGTGTGATGCCAGACCAAAACGATATGGGTGAAGTGGACGTTGGCGCGCTGGTTGCCGATATGGGCAATCTCTGGTCGGACGACGCCCCCCCCCCCCCCCCCGCACCAGCTGGCACACCGGCAGCCGCCCCGGCTGCGCCAACTCCTTCCACGACCCCCCCTGTCTCCGGTCCGAAACCCATGCCCAAAGCGTGGAAGAAGGAGATGGAGGCCCTGTGGGGTCAACTCCCAGCCGACGCCCACGAGTACATCCACGCCCGGGAGGCCGACGTCTCTCGGGGGATCCAGACCTACCGTGATGGCCACGAACGG